TGCCGCTGGATCAGCGCATCGCCGCCATTCAGGACGCGCTGGGCGAGTTTGTCCCCGAGGCCGAGCGCGCCGCGGTGGCCTCGCAGCTCTTTGGCGACCGGGCAGCCCTGGTGTTCACCCGGATCGACACGGCCACCTTGCGACAGGCCAGCGAGGATGTGCGCGACTTCGGGGTGGTGGTCAGCGATCAGGATGCACGGCAGATCGAGCGCACAAATGACGCGATCTCGCGGCTGGGGCTGATCTGGCGCGGGGTCTCGAACCAGCTGGCGGTGGCCGCCGCTCCGGCGCTCGAGGCTGTCGCCAATGCGTTGGCCGCCGTCGCGCGCACCACCGGGCCGCTGGGCATCGCGATCAAGGCGCTCTTTGACAATATCGGTCGGTTGACGACCTATGCCGTGACTTTTGCAGGCATCATGGCCGGGCGCTGGGTGGCAGGCATGGCGGCAGCGGCGCTGTCAGTGCGCGGCCTCGCCACGGCTCTGGTGGTGCTGCGTGGGGCGCTGATCCGCACCGGTATCGGCGCGCTGATCGTTGGCGCGGGCGAGCTGGTCTATCAATTCTCGCAACTCCGCGCCCGGGTCGGCGGTGTGGGCGAGGTCTTTGGCCTGCTGGGCGATCTCGCCAAGGAGGTCTGGTCGCGCATGGGGCTGGCGCTGGATAGCGCACTTGCCCGCATGGCGGCAGGCTGGGAGGCTCTGAAGGCAGCGGGGCTCTCGGCACTTGAGGGCACCATCGCGGGCGTGGTCGGATTTGGCGACCGGACCGCAGCCATCTTCCAGGGTGCCTATGATGCTGCGGTGGCGATCTGGGGCAGCCTGCCCGGCGCCATCGGCGACTTCGCATTCCAAGCCGCGAACGGGTTGATCTCGGGCGTCGAGGCGATGCTGAACGGTGTCGTCACCCGCATCAACAATTTCATCAACGGGCTGAACGCAGCGCTGGCACTTCTTCCGAAATGGGCGGCGGGTGAAGGCGGGGTGCGGATAGGCACGCTCGACCCGGTGGAACTGGCGCGGATCGGCAACCCGTTCGAGGGTGCGGCAAGCGCCGCAGGTGCCGCCGCAGCCGACGCCTTTTCGGCGGCGCTGTCCCGGACCTATCTGGAGCCGCCCGACCTTGGTCTCGGTGCAATGGCCGACGACGCCCGCACCCGCGCCGACGGTTACCGTGAGGCCGCAGGAATGCTCGCCGATGCCGCAGGCCGCCCGCTCGCCAGCTGGCAGGCGCTGAAGGACGCTGTGACAGGCAGCAGTGCAGAGGCTGAAGCTGCGCTGGCCGATGCCGCAGCCGCCGCCGCTGCGCTGGGCGATGAGTTCGACGACACGGGCCGCGCCGCCGGGGGTGCTGGAGCGGCCGCCGCTGAGGGAGCCGAGCAAGCCGCAACTGGCTGGGCCGCCGTCACCGCCGCCCTTGCCAATTATGCCGCCAAGGCCCGCGACATCGGGGGTGATATCGGGAGCACGCTGGTCGGCGCTTTCCAGAGCGCCGAGAACGCCGTGGCCAGCTTCGTGAAAACCGGCAAGCTCGACTTCCGCGACCTCGTCACATCAATGATCGCCGATCTGGCCAAACTGGCCGCACGGCGGTTCATCCTGGGCCCGATTGCCAATGCCCTGACGGGCGCGCTGGGCGGTGCCGGTGGGTTGTTCGCGGACATCCTGCATTCCGGTGGCACCGTCGACGTGGCGGGAACGGGGCGCATGGTGCCCGCGATGGCCTTCGCCACCGCGCCCCGGATGCATTCCGGCGGCTGGGCCGGGCTCAAGCCCGACGAGGTTCCCGCGATCCTGCAACGGGGCGAGCGCGTCCTCTCGCGCCGGGAAGCGGCGGGCTATGGCCGGTCCAGCGCCCCCACCATCAACGTCACCATCATGGCGCGCGATGCAGAAAGCTTCCGGCAATCGCGCACGCAGGTCGCGGCGGACATTGCCCGGGCTGTCTCGCTCGGACGCAGGGGACTGTGAGCGATGACTTTGCACAGGCACTGGCCCGTAGATGGCAGCAGCCGTGGCACCGAAAGCTACCGGCAGTCCCGGACGCAGGGTGAGGCCGAAAAGCGGAACGTCCAGTGGACGTTCCGCCGGCCGAACGCCGACATTGCGCGCGCGGTGTCGTTGGGTCGGAGGGGCATGTAGTGGCATTCCATGAGGTCAGGTTTCCCGACAACATCAGCCGCGGGGCGCGAGGTGGCCCGGAGCGGCGCACCCAAGTGATCGAGCTGGCCTCTGGCGACGAGGAACGCAACGCCAGCTGGGCCAACTCCCGGCGGCGGTATGACGTCGCCTACGGCATCCGCCGCGCCGACGATCTGGCGGCGGTGGTCGCCTTCTTCGAGGCGCGCAACGGCCGCCTGCACGGTTTCCGCTACAAGGACTGGGCCGACTACAAATCCAGCCTGCCATCGCAAACGGTCGCCCCGACCGACCAGCCCATTGGCACCGGCAACGGGGCAGTCAACACCTTCGCGCTGCTGAAGCGCTACACCTCCGGCGCGCAAAGCTGGACCCGCGCCATCGCCAAGCCGGTCGCGGGTAGCGTGCGCGTCGCACTCGGCGGGGTCGAGCAGATGTCGGGCTGGAGCGTCGACACCTCCACCGGCAGCGTCACATTTGACACGGCCCCGGGCGCGGGCATCGCGATCACTGCGGGCTTCGAGTTCGACGTCCCGGTGCGTTTTGATAGCGACATGCTCGATGTCACCCTTGATCTCGAACGGCTCGGGTCGATCACCTCCATCCCGCTGCTGGAGATCCGCAGATGAAACCTCAGGCCTCGCCGATCATCGCCTTGATGTCCTTGATCCTGGCGTAGAGCGTCATTGGCTCCACCGCCGTCTCGGCAAACCCGCACCCCAGATAGAAGGCCTTGGCGCGATCGTTCAGCGCGTGGACCAGAATGGCCGCGATGCCGACCTCATGCGCGGCGGCCGTGATCCGAAGCACCGCATCGCGCAACAGGGCGCGCCCAAAGCCATTGCCCTGCTCGGAGGCGTTGATCGCCAACCGGCCCAGCACGATGACCGGGATCGGGTCAGGCATGTTCTGCCGCAGTTTGCGGGGCGCCAGATCGTGGCTCACGGATCCGGCTGCCAGCGCATAGTAACCGACGACCCGCTGGCCCCGGCACAGCACATAGGTCCGCGATGCGCCCGAAGCCTGATTGGCGCGGGCCTTGCGTTTCAACCACACATCAAGCGTCGGTGCCCCGGAGGCGAAAGCATCGATGTGATGATCCTCGTTCAGGGGCTCCGGCGCTCGCAGGGGATCCTGCGTTGGCGTCACTTGTCCCATGGAGCGGGGGTCGCAAGCAGCTTGCGCAGGCGCGCATTCGGGGCGGGCGGCGCATCCAGCTGGGCCATGAATGCCCCGAACTGGTCTGCATCCAGCCGAAACGCCGTGCGATCCAGAAGCGCGTCTTCGGCGGCCTGCCGACTGGCCTCCATCATGAACTCCGAGCGGTTCTTGCCAAGCGCGGCTGCGGCACGGTCGATCAGATCGCGGTCCCGAGGGGTCACGCGAAGGTTGATCAGCGACCGGCGCTGGGCGTCTTCATTGGGTGTCATGGCGACCATTTTCGCACTCTCCTGCGATGAACTGACCCCATATGTAAAGACATGCGCTTTACATTTCAACCGGCGAACGGAAGCAACGATGAAGACTCTCTCCCCTGCGCTGCAGGCCCATCTGGAAGATGGCACCACCACTTTGTCCTGGTGCTGGCGGATTTCGCGGGCAGACGGCGTGGCACTGGGCTTCACCGACCATGACCGCGCCCTCAGCTTCGATGGCACCGAGTTTGAACCGGAGAGCGGGTTCGCCGCTTCGGAAGTCCGTGCCGGGTCAGACTTGGCTGTCGATGCGCAGGACGCGAGCGGCGTGCTGACCTCCGACCGGATCACAGAAACCGACATCCTCAACGGGCGCTGGGACAATGCGGCGGTGGAGTTGTGGCGGGTGAACTGGGCCGACACCAGCCAGCGCGTGCTCTTGCGCCGGGGAGCGGTCGGTCAAATCCGGCGTGGCCGCATGGCGTTCGTGGCCGAGGTGCGCTCGCTGGCGCATGTGCTCGGCCAGACGGTCGGGCGGACGTTTCAGGCGGGGTGCGACGCAGCACTGGGCGATGCGCGCTGCGGGATCGATCTGGAAAACGCGATCTACAAGGGCACCGGTGTAGTCGCCGACCTTTTGCGCGACCGGGCCTTCCGGGTCTCAGGGCTGTCCGGGTTCGAGGCGGGCTGGTTCACGTCTGGCACCTTGACCTGGACCAGCGGGGCAAATGCAGGTCGCATTGCCGAGGTGCTCTGCCACGGCCTGACCGATGCCATCGCGACCCTGACCCTGCTGGAAGCGCCGGTGCGCGCCATCGCCGAGGGCGACGGCTTCATCGCGCGGGCGGGCTGCGACAAGCGCATCGCCACCTGCAGCGCCAAATTCGCGAATGTCGCCAATTTCCGGGGTTTTCCGAACATCCCAGGCCAAGACGCCGTACTGCGCTATGCCAGCCAGGACGGCGGCCATGAAGGAAACGTGCTGTGATCACCGCCGATCCCGCCGTGGTCATCGCCACCGCACGGTTATGGCTCGGCACGCCCTACCACGATCAAGCCAGCCTCAAGGGGGTCGGCTGTGATTGCCTCGGCCTCGCACGCGGCGTCTGGCGCGAGGTGGTAGGCGACGAGCCATTCCCGATCCCACCCTACAGCCGGGATTGGGGTGAGACCGGGCCGCGTGAGGTTCTTGCGGACGGCGCGCGCGATGATGCCAGAAATCGCCCCCACCGAGGCTGGGCCCGGCGCACTGATCCTGTTCCGCATGGCACCCCGCGCCATCGCCAAACATGTCGGTATCCTGACTGGGCCCGACAGTTTCATCCATTCTTACGAGCGGCTGGGCGTCATCGAGGAAGTTCTGACCCCGACCTGGCGGCGGCGCATCGCCTTCGCTTTCCTGTTCCCCAACAGCTGAGACAGCACACATGGCCACTCTTGTTCTCGGCGCCGTCGGCTCCGCGATTGGCGGCGCATTTGGCGGTGCCATCCTCGGCTTTTCCGGCGCGGCCATCGGCGGTTTCATCGGCTCGACCATCGGGTCAGTGGTCGACAACTGGATCGTATCATCCCTCGCCCCGGCGCAACGCATCGAGGGCGCGCGGCTCGACAGCTTGCGCATCACCTCTTCCACGGAAGGGGCCGCGATCCCACGACTTTATGGCCGGATGCGAGTTGGCGGCAACATCATCTGGGCGACGGATTTCCGCGAAGAGACGAGGACCACCAGTCAGGGCGGCGGCAAGGGCGGTGGTGGTGGCAAGGTCACCACCACCGAATACCTGTATTTCGCGTCCTTTGCGGTTGCCCTTTGTGAAGGGCCAATAACCGGAATTGGCCGGGTCTGGGCCGATGGCAAGCCGATGGACATGGGCACCGTCACATGGCGCTGGTATCCTGGCGACGAGGTGCAGACCGCCGATCCGTTCATTTCGGCCAAGATGGGAGTTGCCAACACGCCCGCCTATCGCGGCACCGCGTATGTCGTGCTGGAGGAATTGGACCTCACCCCGTTCGGCAATCGCCTGCCGCAGATCTCTTTCGAGGTGTTCCGGCCGCTGGCAGACCCCGACACCGCCGAAGGGCTGGTGAAAGCGGTGACGATGATTCCGGCCTCGGGTGAATTCACCTATGCGACGGCCCCGGTCAAGAAGACCACCGGTTCTGGCGGCGCGACGGTGGCTGAGAACCTGAACGCCATTTCTGACACTGCCGACATCGTGGTGGCGCTGGACCGGCTGCAGTCCCTCGCTCCGGCTGTGGAAAGCGTCAGCCTGGTTGTCGCGTGGTTTGGCGATGATCTGCGCGCCGGGAACTGCAAGGTGCGGCCGGGCGTCGAGGTGGCGGCCAAGACCACCACGCCCTCGGCTTGGGTTGTAAATGGCATTTCGCGCACCAATGCCGTCCTCGTCAGCCGCGGTGCCGAGGACCGTCCGGTCTACGGCGGCACGCCTGCCGACTTCGCAGTGGTGCAGGCGATTCAGGAGATGAAGGCACGCGGGTTGCGGGTCACGTTCTATCCCTTCCTGCTGCTGGACGTCCCGCCCGGCAACACCAAGCCCAATCCCTACAGCGCCAATGCCGCCACCTCGGGCCAGCCGAATTTCCCCTGGCGCGGCCGGATCACCTGCTCCCCGGCTGCGGGTTTTGCAGGATCGGTGGACAAGACGGCCACCGCAGCAACGCAGGTTGCCGCGCTGTTCGGCGCGGCAACACCGGCGAATTTCAGCGTGTCGGGCACCAATGTCGCCTGGACCGGCCCGGTCGGTGAATGGTCCCTGCGCCGCATGATCCTGCACTATGCGCATCTGTGCAAAGCGGCCGGGGGCGTCGATGCCTTCCTGATCGGTTCGGAAATGCCCGGCCTGACCACCATCCGTTCGGGCGCCAGCACCTATCCTGCGGTCACCGCCTTCAAGGCGCTCGCGGCAGACGTCCGCGCGATCCTCGGTGCAGGGCCCAAGATCGGCTATGCGGCCGACTGGTCAGAATACTTCGGTCACCATACCAGCGACGGGTCGGGCGATGTCTTCTTCCACCTCGATCCGCTCTGGTCGGATGCCAACATCAACTTCATCGGCATCGACAACTACATGCCGCTGTCGGACTGGCGCGACGGGTTTGATCATGCCGATGCGGCGCTTGCCCCGGCGATCTACGACCGCGCCTATCTGCAATCCAACATCACCGGCGGCGAGGGGTTCGACTGGTTCTATGCCAGCGCCCTTGATCGAACCGCGCAAACTCGGACGCCGATCACCGACGGCAGTGTCGGCAAACCATGGGTGTTCCGCTTCAAGGATTTGCGCGCCTGGTGGCAAAACACGCATTTCAACCGCCCGGGCGGGGTGGAGAGCGGCACGCCGACCGCGTGGGTGCCGCAGTCCAAGCCTATCTGGTTTACGGAATTGGGCTGCCCCGCGATTGATCGCGGCACCAACCAGCCCAACGTGTTCTTCGACCCGAAATCATCGGAAAGCTTCACACCCTACTTCTCGCGCGGCTGGCGGGACGACGCCATCCAGCGCGCCTATCTCGAAGCCAGCTTTCTGTTTTGGGGTCAGGCGGCCAACAACCCGGTGTCCTCCGTCTATGGCAATCGCATGGTCCATGTCCCCGAATGCGCCGCCTGGACATGGGATGCCCGGCCCTATCCGTTCTTCCCCGAACTGACCGATGTCTGGACTGATGGCCCGAACTGGCGGCTGGGCCACTGGCTGACCGGGCGGCTGGGCGCCGTGTCGCTCGCGGCGCTGGTGCGGCACCTCTGCTTGCGCGCCGGGATGCCGGAAGAGCTGATCGACGTCTCCGGCCTCTGGGGCGCAGTTGAAGGTTATGTTGTTTCGGCACTGGAAGCCCCAAGGGCGTCGATTTCCACGCTGGCCCGGCATTTCGGGTTCGATGCGGTCGAGAGTGAGGGGCGGATCAAGTTTCTGATGCGCGGCCGGATCGCCAGCGCCACGCTCACGCCCGACAACATGGTCGCGCCCGCGTCCGCACAGGGCGACGTGATGGAACTAACCCGCGCGCAGGAAACCGAACTGCCGCAGGCGCTGAAATGGCAGGTCGCTCGGGCCGACGAGGATTATGACGCGGCCCAAGTGGAAGCACGCCGGATCACCGTCGACACCACCCGCATCGCCTCGGAAAGTTTCCCGATCGCGGTGCCGCCCGAAGAGGCCGAGCGCCGCTGCCGCCGTGCCCTGATGGAGGCATGGGTGGGGCGGGAAACTGCGGCCTTCCGCCTGCCGCCCTCATATCTGGCGCTGGATCCGGCGGACGTGATCCTGCTCGACCACGATGGCCGCCTGACCGAGATGCGCCTCGTGTCCATCGCCGACTCCGACCTGCGCAGCGTCGATGCCGTGCGCCAGGACCGCGCCGTCTATGATCTGCCACCCGGCGCGCTGCGCCCCGCCACGCTCGCAACACCAACGGTCTTCGGCGCGCCCGATAGCGTTATGCTCGATCTGCCGCAGCTGCGCGACGATCAGCCTGCGCACCGGCCCTTTGTCGCGGCCCATTCCAGGCCATGGCCGGGTGAGATCGCCGTCTATCGAAGTGCGGCAACAGACGGCTTTGCGCTGCTGACCACATTTGGCACCCGGGTCCGCATGGGCGTGCTGGCGGCGGATTTCCATGCGGGGCCAGTGTCCCGCTTCGATCTTGGCAATGCGCTGGTGGTCGATCTCTATTCCGGCACGCTGGAAAGCGTCACGGATATCACCCTCTTTGGCGGGGCGAATGCGCTGGCGGTGGAAACAGGACCGGGGCTCTGGGAGATTGTCCAGGCGGGCGCGGCCGAACTGATCGCCCCCGCGCGCTATCGCCTGACCCGGCTCTTGCGCGGTCAGCGCGGCACCGAGAACGCGGTCGCCGGGATGGTGGCGACCGGCGCGCGCGTCGTGGTGCTGGATACGGCGCTGGCCTCATTGCCGATCAGCGAGGCCGATCTCGGCCTGCCGTGGAACTGGCGCATCGGCCCGGCCTCAAAGCCCGTCAGCGACGAGACCTACGCTGCGGTGAGTTTCACCCCCGAGGGCGCCGGGCTGCGGCCCTTCTCCGTCGCCCATATCGAACAGCCCTGGCGCTTTGCCCGCAGCCCGGGCGATCTGACCATCCGCTGGGTGCGGCGGTCGCGATCCCTCGCGGCTGATACCTGGGGCGCAGGTGATGTTCCCTTGGCCGAAGATTTTGAGGCCTATGACGTCGACATTCTGGACGGGTCAGTTGTCAAGCGATCCTTGACGACTGCAACGACCAGCGCCCTCTACACCGCAGCCGAGCAGACCGCTGATTGGGGCGCGCCCCTCGGCCCGGGCCAATCCCTCGCGATCCGCATCACCCAGCTCTCGGCCCTGATCGGCCGGGGCGCTGGGCGGTCCGTCACGCTCACCTTCTGAAAGCGTTTCCATGTCCGACAATACCACCCATCTCCTGCTGCCCTACATTCTGGCATCGCAGGCCCAGAAGCATGTCACCCATAACGAGGCGCTGCGGTTGCTCGACGGCCTCGTCCAGCTCTCCGTTCTCGACCGAGACCTAACAACGCCCCCCATCAGCCCGGCCGATGGCGACCGCCA